CTTGCATAGCTTTTTACAGACCTTTCAATTACTTTCTCAGCATCTTTAAAAGTATTTTTTAACATTATACCTTTAGTAGATTGAAAAGCTGGTTCAAAGTATTTCTTAGCTCTTTTCATTGGCCCTCTTCCTCCAAACATTACCTCATCACCATACTCAATCCAAGCACCATAGAATCCTGATTTACCTTGACCAGATTTACTTTTTTTACCAGCCCCAAAAGCTCCTTTTACTCTTGGGCCAACAAAACCCCCTAAGAACTTTCTTGATCTTCTCGTTGTAAAATAACCTATTGATCTTTTTAATCTTCCAGTCTTATCAGCTTTTTCTTTTACAAGATTAGCTCTGGCTTCTTTAATTAATGGTTTTGAGTTTTCCCTAAAGAACTTATTGAACATCTTATCATTGTTCAATGTTTTAGGTAATTGAGCAAATAAATCTTGAAGCTCTTTCAAACCCTCCATCTTAAATGTAACCTTTTCTGTTGCTCTACTAAAACTCATTTAATCTCTTTGTTCAGTTATTATTTCTAAAAAACTCTCTCTTCCTTCAATCTCATTTATTGCTTGAATGTAATATAATTTACTATCATAGCTTATTCTTGTTTTTTCGGTTAAGTCTGCTAAGTCAAGATTTCTAATAAAAAACTTTACTTTGCTTATTGCTGTAATTCTATCAAATTCATCTGATTGACTACCTCCAGTAAAATCTACTTTAGCCCAAACTTCTCTATATGTACTATAAGATTCTATTAACTCACCATAGCTATTAGCACTTGTAACATAGTTTTGCAAAGTAACTCTTCTATCAAGATGCCCTATCTGCATACTTGTATTTTATATTGGTCTAATAAAAACTTAGCATTCATTGGAAGCTCAGTTGCTATTGTTCCAGTAACAACCGCTTGTCTATTCTGATACCAATTACCAATGGTTAATAATAAAGCCTGTCTTATACCCTCATCAACTTCATCTGGTCCAGCCGCTAAGCCAACAATATAGTTTACTTGTACAGCATTTAGTCTATCAATAATCTCTGGGAATGATTGATTTGGTTTTAATCCTATTCTTGCTGGTTTGTTTACATCATCTACAAAATAAATATCAGTATTTAATGTTTGTAAACTACCAGATGTATCAACATATTTTATATTAGTAACACTTAAAACTGGTGATTTAAATAGATTACTTATATCTTCCCACTTATCTCCAACTTGTTGGATTGTAGTTTGAATAAAAAATCTATTTGTATATTCTTGAGCTGATGATGTTGCTGATTTAATCAGATTAGTGATAAATGTATCATCCGCTGTTGTATCAACCTTTAAATGAGTTTTTGCCTCAGTTAATGTTATTGGGTTTTCTGTCGCTGGTGTTACTACTTTATATGCTCTCATAGTTAAATTTAAAAAAAAAGGGATGGGTATTAAGCCACCCCTTTAATTAATACTAATTATTATGCTTCAGTTAATTGAACAAATGCAGTACTATTTTGTACAGCATCACCGCCAACAAGAGATGTTAATACATATCTTGGAACTCCGATACCTCCATTAGTATAAGGATCATAAAGAACATCTATTCCTCCAAATTGAGCAATGTGTACTTTTGAGAAATCTCCCATTAGTACATGATCTTTTGAACCAGTTCCACTTGATGCAACATTAGATGAAACAAATGCAAAGTAACCATTAACAGTTTTGTCATTCAAGTCATAAGCTGCATTAACTCCACTTACTTGAGCCTCTGTTTTAATTTTTGCATAAGCATCAGCATCCATTAAGTAAGCCATTCTTGCACCCTGTAAATCAACATTATTAGCAAGTAAAGTAGATTCCATTGAGATTGCATTCGCCGCTGTAAACTCACCAGTTGGACCAGTAGCCGCATCAGCAAATATAGAAGCTGGTGCATTAGTAACATCAGCTGTATCTAATAAAGCTGATTCTAAAGTAGATGCAACTGATTGAGCCATGTTTCTTCTTAACGCCGCCTCAAGAGATGGGTTTTGAATCATTGCCTCAGCTGATACATTTACAATAGAAATCATTTTACTTGGTGATAAAGTAACGCTTGAAGCTGTTCCGTTTGCCGCTGGAGCTGAGCCACCAGTTTCAGCAACGAATCCAGAATTTATAGAAGAAAATACTGGGAACTTCATGTCATTAATACCACTGTAAAAATTAGCACCCGCACTTGCTAAAACAAGATTAGCTTCTAATTGATCAGTCCAAGCCATTACATCAGTAGCATTTCCAGCTGATGTAGCTATCTCTGCTCTTGTTAATATGCTTGATGGAATACCAATTCCTTTATAAGATTGACCAGTATATCTTGATTCATTTCTTGCCTCTTGATCCATTTCTTTTACAAGTCCCTCTACTCTTCCAGAGTAAGCTTGTTTGAATGCATCTTGGAAAGAATAGCTTCTGATTTCTTTCTCAACCTTTTTAGTTTCTACTCCTGAAACAACAGCACTATTTCTTTTAATAGTTTCCATTTTTTCAGCTCTTTCAATCTTTGTATCAAGATTATCAACCTCTGTTAATAATCCATCAACTTGATTGTTTTCGTCTTCAGTTAAGTCCCTCTTCTCAGTTGAAGCAACATCTTTGATATTCTCCAATTGTGAGATTATGTCAGAACGTAACTCTTTTAATTCAATTGATGTTTTCATTTAAATTTAATTTTAATTATTATTTTCTCTTATTTATTTCAATTTTTAGTCCAAGAAGAGAATGCTTGACTAATTTCTTTGTTTCTTTATATTCTTTTAATCCTCTTTGTGCTACCATTACATCAGAATCAGCTTGACTATATGCTGGGTAAGTAACAACAGAGATGTCAAATAATCTATCTATTTTATTTATTGTTCTTATATTATTACCAGCTTCATCTGAACTCCATTCATCCCCACCAGATGGAATAGTAAAAGCAAAAGAGCTTTGATTTAAATTATTATTTTTCATGTTGATTAATAAATCTCTTGCATAAGATGTATCTGGCATTTCAAACTCATATCTCAATCCCTTAGCATCTGCTTTTAGTTTTAGAGTTCCCTCACCATTCTTGCTTCTTGCAAGTATTAAATTTGGATCATGGTTAATTAATGCTCTAACATCAGATGAATTAATTAGCTCATCAGTAAAAGCACCCTCTGAGATGTACTCGTAAAAGCCACCAAGATTCTCACTTCTTGAATTATATACGCTACCATAACCAACAACAACATTTCTTTCTTTACCATCAACCTCTCTTGTTTCAATTTTACTTTCCAGATTAAATGTTCTTTTTTCTACATTGGGATTATTATTTCTAAAAGACTTTTCCTCTTCATCTTCATCTTTTTTCATTTTTTTCTTATAAGCATTTTCTTCCATCTCTCCATCACCTGACATTACCATCATTATTTGTTCATGTGATTCAAAGGGCATAAAATACTCCTCACCATCTAAAGTATGAATGTGTGAGCCGCTTCCTCCCATTTCTTCAGCCATTTTCTCAGCTTCCTCTTTTGTACTAAACAAAGGCATCTCAATCCCATCTGTTATTATTGTACCTACTAATTCTCTTTTGTTTCTAAAACAATCATTACAATCTATATTCATATCTAAATTTTTTTCTTCCATTTCTTTTTTTACTGGATGATTACTTGGTAGCAAATCAGTATCATGCTTACCGCTTCTAAATTTACCTTTTTTCATAGCATAAAGGAACGAATTTGTACGGGCAAGGGCCCACTGCTCAGGTGATTTAACTGTTGGCCTTACTGATTGAGGATTAGTATTGTAAGCCCCAACCCCTCTATCAAATACCTTTTCCAACATTGGTAAAGTAACAGAGCCATCCCAATCCAAACTAAGCTCTTTAATTTCTTTATTATGCTCATCTCTTTTATTCTCTAATGCTGTTTTTATTTTAGCACTAACCCTTTTTTCTTCCTCCTCTACTATCTTTTCTCTTTTCCTTTCACTAAAAGCAAATCCAGCATCACCTCCCCATAGAGCTATTGCGATTCTCCCATTTGATGGGTAGCCCTTTTCTCCTGAGTTGTAGCCCTCCGCCTCTTTGTCTACTTGATGCCTTGAATGAAAACTAAACATTCTTGTTACTCTATCTGGAGTTAGTTCATTGTTTATAATCATTCTTGCTGTGCGAATTCCAACCTCAGTCCCACCTCTTCCAAATTCTTTTCTCCACTCAAGCCCTTTCTTTGCTTCATCAATCATTCCTTGAGTTGGTGTTAAATCAATATCACTTAATGCCTTAACTTCAATAATATTAATATTTTCATTGTCTTCAATATCTTCAAATCTTTCAAAGTAGTTTTCAATATAACCTTTCCATTCCTCTGGTCTTTCATTCTCAGCTACTCTTAAACATTCCTCCTTAGTTCTTTTAAGATAAACAATATTAGCATTTAACCTTTTAGCTAATTCATTTCTTACACTTCTTATTGGTGATGAATTTATAATCCAAACTCTTAAATCCTTTTCGTTTTCTAAGTCATTATAAAAAGTATCTCTCATTGAGAAGATATATTTTCTCACTTGCTCAATATGATTGTGTGTTGATTCATCAGTTAATGCTGAATGAATTTTATCAAAGTCCCAAACAATATCACCTCTTTTTTTATTGTTTCTTACATAAGTATTTTTTCCTGAACAAGGTGAGCCAGATACTATTGTTATATTTCTGTAATAATCTTTATTATCATCTTCAGCTTGTTGCTTTGAATCATATTTACATGAGCCAGTAGAACCCCATCTATATTTACCATTATCACATTTATAAGCTGGCATCTCCTATATTTTCAATTGTAGTCATATTCATTTGAATAAAATGTTGATCTCCACCCTCTATTGAGTTTAAATTTTCTTTTTGTCTTACTTCATTGATACTCATATAACCATTTTGAATTGCGGTTTTATAAGCTTCATTTCTTGTTTTAACATCTCCTCTAAGTAATCCATTGACATTAAATTCAACAAATGTTTTACCAAGTTCATTAGTTCTAAATAATTTTAGATTCATCTCTTGTTCTATCCTTGTAAGATAAGGCATTAATGTATAAGTAACATATTCTTGAGATTGCATTTCTATATTGTTAAAACTTGACTTAGATAAATCTTTTAGCATGTGAGGAGGAATATTAAATATCCTTGCTATCTCTTCTATTCCAAATTGTCTTGATGCTAAAAACTGAGCTTGCTCTGGTGAGATTGAAATTGGCTTAAATGATAATCCCTCTTCAAGAATTATAGTTGAGTTTGAGCTTTTTAGTTTTGCATAAGAACTATTAAAACTATTTTTTAATCTTTCAATTGCTGTTTCACTTAATGCTCTATCAGTTGATAATACTGAACTTGGCTTTGCTCCATTCTTAAAGAATGTACTTCCAAACTCTTCCATTGATAAACTCCAATTAATAGCTTTAGCACATTGGTCAATAGGAGATAATCCTTCAATCCCATCATCTGTTATTAGTTTAATATGTAAAACATCAGAGGAATCTAAAGCTGGACCACCATCTTTCTGATAAAATAACTCATTATCTTTTATAAAAATATTAACATAATCAGGATTCATTGGTAATAACTGAACTGGATTAGCTGAGTTATCTCTAATGATTTGAACATAAGCATTCCCATCTGTTAAGATTGAATACATAATATATTCAAAAAATGTTATTTTATTTTGAAAGTTATTTGGTTTAAATTTTATAAGATTGTAGATTCTATGATTTATATCCTCTACTTTATCACCATTATTTTCTTTTCTGTAAACTGTTATTGGTAAAGATGAAACACTTTCAGAAAGTAATCTGATTGCATTCCAAACTGATGTTAGAGTTAATGCTTTATCAGAATCAAAAACATCAGCATCTGGGAATATTGTATTTAAACTTATTCCTCTTTTATCTATATTCTTAGAACTATTACCAGTAAATAAAGTTCTAATGTTATCTATTAAGCCCAAAGATTAAAATATTTTTCACAATAATATTAATTAAAAATCTCTTCTATGTGTAACATTGTTACCTTTTTTTATTCTTCTATCTCTACAAACTCTATAAGAATTATAGTCCGAATATTTACGTTTTCCAAAGTAAGTTTCATATTCATCCTCAAGTTTCTCATAAGCTTTTTTATAAGTTTTATATTTAGATGCATTGTCCCAGAATCGTTCATCAAATCCCTCTGGTGTTAATAATGCTATTATTTTTGAATCCATAGTTTATAATATTAAAAGTCCCCTATTGTCGTAAATACTATTAACCTCATCTCCAGTCATGTATTCCCCAAGAGCCATAACTAAAGCAACCATCCCATCAACCTTTTCTCTTGATTTGTTTTTTGCAATCTTAATATTACCAGCTGGGTCTTCTTGGATTGCTACATTTGAAAGCATCCAATTCATAGCTGGATTGTTATTATGAATGATTTGTTTTCCTATAATTAACTTTTCTAATTCTTTTGTTGGTGCTGACATACTCACAAAACCTTGACCGAATGGAGTCATGTTTGCTCCATCACCAATCAAATCAATAACCAATTGTGATGCATTCCATCTATCATAAGCAATGGATTGTATTCTGTATATTTTACTTAGTTCATTTATCTTAGCTTTAATATAATTATAATCAGCAACATCTCCTTCAGTTGCAATAACATAATTTTGATTTACCCAAGTCATGTAATCAACCTTATCTCTTTCACTTCTTTGCTTTGCATTTTCTGAGGGTATAAATAAATGAGGTAAAACAATATACTTATCTTCATCTTTAAATATTAAAACAAAAGCACTTATATCTCTTGTTGATGCTAAGTCAAGACCACCCCAACATTCCATTCCCTCAAGTTTTTTATAGTCATATTGTTGTTTGCATTTCATCCAATCATCATTAGTAATCCAAACAGTTTGAGAATCAGTCCAAAGATTAAGCATTAATCTTTTGAATGTATTTTGATATGATGGTACATCAACAGCCCTTTGGCTTTCCCTTTCCATGTATTCTTTTCTTAAGCTGATTCCATAATTAGGATTGCATTTTTTCCAAACCTCTTCATCTTGAATATCATCTCCATCAGTAGCTTCATATATTACTGAATAGAAAGTTGGATCATCAATAACTCCATCTCTTACTTTACTTGCATAATCATAAAGCTCGTAGCAAATAGATTGCTTGTCAAATCCAGCTGTTGTGATTGCTATGCATAACGGCTCAGTTCTTGCTCCAGTTGATGTTAATAATGTATCCCATAAATCTCTATTTTTTTGAACATGCATCTCATCCATCAGAATACAACTGGCATTGAAGCCATGCTTTGTTGAACTATCTGAACTTATTGCTTGAAAGAAATTACCCTTGCTCTCATTAACAATTGAGTTTCTAAATACCTTTCCTCTTTTTGTTAACTCTGGATTGTTTATAATCATTTGCTTTGCTATATCAAAAATTATATTAGCTTGGTTTCTATCTCCAGCCGCTGCATAAATCTCACCGCCTCTTTCTTTATCAGCAAATAACATATATAAACCTATGGCCGCACATAATGTTGTTTTACCATTCTTTCTTGGAATTTGAATATAACAAGTTCTAAATTTTCTAAATCCAGTATCTTTATTTTTCCAACCAAATAAATTACTAATTATTTCTTTTTGCCATTCTTCCAAAAGTAATGGTTTACCAGTAAGCTCTCCTTTTGTGTGAGTAATAAAAGTTTCAATAAAACCAATAGCTTTATCACTTGCTTGTTTATCAAAAAAATATTTACTCAAAATAATTATTAATTTGTGTGTTGTTATTTATTTGAGGAGCAGATATTGATGCTCTTGCTGATGGAGTAATCCCAAATTGACTTGCTAATTTTAGAGCATTATTCAATGCATCATTTTTCATTTTTACTAATGGCTTGGCTTGCCTCCTAATAAGCTCCCCCTCTGAGTTCATAAATTCATCAACTCTTCCAGTTTCTCTTAATTGTTTTTCACATTCAATGTAAATAGCTATCTCATTTACATAAGCTTCAATCAATTTCAGATCAACCTGATGTAACATATTTAGATTGAATAGTTGTTTTGTTATCTTGGTCCATTCCTCTTTGCCAATTGGTGAAAGCCAATCTGGTGAAGCTGGAATCTCAACACATAAATCAACACTCATTTCATTTTCAAGAGTTCTGCATTTCTGCATTGTCCCTTTCATTTTTTTTAATTCTGTTGGTAGCTTTTTTCTTCCCTTTCCCATTGGTTTTAGTTTGAACTTAAACTGATATAGCTATAACAATACCTAAGTTTCCAATTTTGCATGTAAAAAATTGAAAC